AATGTGGTAAGCCAAACCAGCTACAAGACATGGCAAAAACCGGAAGTTCATGTCAGCAGTTTCTACACCAGCGCCAGCATCCTGTACTCTACGCAGTCGATAGTAAACAAATTGATAAGGTGTGCTGTTATCTGGCGTAGGCCAGACAGTAACCGAAGGAAGTTGAGGTACAAAAATAGCCGCACCACTTGTGTGTCCGACTGCCGTGGTGTTGTTCTGTCCACGGAATACACCACCTAGGGTATTCCCTGTGACGTATGTGTAGTATATATCTTCGCTATCAATACGGATAAAACCCGATCCGGCCAATCCAACTACTGTACTAAGCGTAATCGTGTCTGCTGTAGAAGTAATAGTTGCACTAAGCGTTGCAGACGTTGGGTTAGTTTCACCAGACAATCTTTGAATCCATACTTGGATTGGCCTTGCTTGGCTAAGCTTGTTTGGAATAGTCGCATAGGTAGAAACACTAATACGTGTAATAGTCAAATCAGCTTGAGTAGAAGCTGTATTAGACCCAGTACGAATAACATGTTCTAACAAATCAATAGTATCTGTAGGTAGTGCATACGTAGCTAATCCCGGAGTCAGGTTAATGATCCCCTGCTCCATTGTCCACATGTTAATACCCTTGGATTGCCACTCAATAGTCATTAGATTCATAGAGCGGCGGGCAGTTCTAAGGTCATAACCAGTGCGCATTTCACGACCAGCCCGCTCCCACGCCTCTTCAGCAATCTCCGTGAAATCCATATTGAATAGGGTTGAGCCGGTAGTGGTCATCTAAATCCTGCCGTTTTCTTTGCTATTGCTTTAGGTTGAGCCACAAACTGTTTACCAGATGCTTTGCCAGCACGTTTGGCTTTAGTTGTTGCAGCGTACTCTGCTGAAGTAAGAGATTTGATAGCTTTCTCAGGCAAATACCGCTCCCCCGTCTTACTTGACGGTTTACCAGACTTAGTGCGCCATTTCTGGTCGCCCCAATCTTTAAGCGATTGTTGAGGAGCTTTCAATCTCTATATCCTCCACCAGCTTTTTTATACCGTTGTGCCACCATCTGGGCTTTTCTGGCTGACCATTCTCCTGCGCCAGTGCCTGCCGTGGCTTCTGCTTTGACAGAATTAAAGATGCGTTTACGTAGCTCTGGCTTAGTGTAGTTGCCTGCGGAATTGACTGTAGATTTACCACCTTCCGCCATCTTCTTAGGTTTTACGCCTTTAGCCTTCATAGCAAGAGCGGTAGCCGCTTGTTGTGCTAACCCACCATCTTTATAAGAAGCCGTCTTAGCGGCGTTAGCAAAGTCACTCTTTTTAGGTGCACCAGAAGAACCTACACTGCGCATCTTCTCACCAGAACCTGAGGCAATACGTTTTTTCTTAGCCGCAATATTGGCATACAAACCACCGCCGGCCATTTTTACATCTTTAGGTTTAGAAGATTTCATTTGATGCAACTTTACTTTTTGTTTAAAAATAATTTATCAACCATTTTTATCCGCTGTGGTTTAGTTGTAACTTTGTTAATAATAGCCAAACGTTTAGGTTCATTTGCACCATAAAACCCAGATTTTTTTAAAGACTTAGTTACATCTTTAACACTACCACCTTCAGCGTATTGCGTGAAATCAGTATTATCCCGACGAGCTTTACGCTTGCCTTTGGGCATCTTACTAGGGGAGATAGCTCCCATTCCACGACTTGCCATCATAAGTATTTACCTCGTGTTTTGCCTTTTTGAGCAATGCCATCACCACGACGAGATGCAGAATTTACTTTACCGCCACGCTTATAACCACCAGCTTTTTCACGAGTTTCGTCATCAATTTCCTCATTACGACCTGAACGCATTTTGCCTTCTGGTGATTCTTTTTCAATTTCCCGCTTACGTGGTTTGGGAGTTTCTTTTTCTTCCAATTCACCAGCTTCAATACGAGCTTTAGCCTCAGGAGATAATGTGACTCGTTCTTTAGATGCAACTGCTCTGTCTATAGATGGGCCAACAGTGCTATCAACTATCTTTTTACCAGCACCAGTCTCTTCATCAATTTTTCTACCAATTGCATATCCGCCTTCGCCAGCAAGGCCAGCAAGTCCCGCACGACCAGCAGTGCGCGTAATAGCTCTACCTGCTGCATTTTGTACTTGAGCACGATTTTGTGGTCTGGTTTCAGAGGTATCCAAACCTCGTTTAATTCGATCATTGTCAGCACTTTGTGAAGCCATTACATCTTCACGCAAATTTGGCAATAAATCTTTTGCATTTGTTTGCCCTGGAGAGCGATATATATATCCCTCTTTAGCTGGTTTGTTTAAGCGTCCCATGATTTAACACATCCCGCCATTACGCATAGTAATCATTGTGCCTTTGGTCTTACCCTTAGTAGCACAACCATCTGCGCGCTTAGATGCTGAACCGCCTTTAGCCATTCTTTTGACAGATCTGCCATCAATGTCTTGAGGCACAGGCATACCTTCACGAAAAACTGTATCTCGTGGTACAGGTTTTTTAGGCACTGGTGCTTTAGGCATAGGCTTTTTAGCAGCCGGTGCGCTTTCAGGATTCATTGGAGGCTTACCCATCTCAGCAGTATAGATACCGCCATCAGCATATTTTTTCATGACTTAGCACTTTCCACCACGCTTCATGGCAATCATTGTGCCTTTGGTTTTGCCTTTGGAAGCAATACCATCTATTTTTTTACTAGTCTTAACAGCACCCATCTTAGAAGGAGCCATACCGCCAGAAGCCAACTTAGTAATAGCTGAGCCTTTGTGCAAACGGCCTTCGTGTTTGTTTACGGCTTTTTGCATCATCTTCTTGTCCATCTTGACGTCTTCATGCTTCATGCCACCTTTGGCCATGCCACCTTTAGCCATTTTGCCAACGCCATCAGCAGCAAAAGTTGGAACTTTTTTTCCATCTTTCATAACCATTGGCATACCGCCATCTGCATATCCGCCCATGTTCATTTTTTTCACATTGCCACCTTTTTTAAAAAATTGACCAACATCACCTTGACCGGGCATAGCAAAACGACCTTTAGCAGAATCTTTTTCAAGACGCTGAGCAGCCATACTAGGGCCAAGACCTCTTACTTTTGACATTTGTTTACCAGTTTTAGGGTCTGTATAAATGCCTTGTTCTACTTGAGCTACATCATCCATGATGTCTTCGTAATCTTTAATAGATTTACCAACGCTAAGTTTTCTGTTTTCAGCCATGATGTCACCACCTTTAGAAAATTTACGGCCTTTGTCGGCCTCATTAAAATCTTTGCCCACAGACTGTGGGACGCCTGTTTTCTTAGCAAACGCTGGGTTGTGAGCCACCGCTGCCATGAAATTATGTTGCTTCTTGCTTACGCTTGGCATTATCGGCCACCTCGGTAAATAAATCCACCATTACGATAACCAGTCGTTGAAAGAATAGATTTAATTCCTTCGTTGCTTGTTTCGGGTGCGTAATAATTAGAAAACACTGAACCAATTGTGTTTTCATCCAAGCCCATATTTAAAAATTGATCTCTCAAATTGCTTACAGATTCTGCTCCACCAAGCGCACTATATGCACGGCTATAGTCTGGCATTGATGGAGTGGTTGTAGCCGGTACGTTCATGCCGTAATTAGGCGTTGAATTTAATGTTTGATTTTGCATATCAATCATATCTGTGTAGGATAAATTACCACCACTGCCAGAATCTTTTTGGCCAACAATAGTCATTTCACCAACGTCATCAGTAAAACCTGTATTTGTTGTATTTGCACTGTCACCGCGTATAATTGCAGCTAACAACTCAGGATCAAAATCATCAGGCGCTCCACTGACAGGCGTTGACTTTAATTCGTATGGCAGATTGCTAACGTTGCTTTCAAATATAGAATTATCTTCAGGCAGTGGGCCAACAAATTTTCCTTGTCCGGGAACTTGCGTACCATACTGCATATCTCGCACGGTGTTTTCAAACCTAGCGGAGTTTACTGGGATCGGGTTTAATGATTGCACAAAATCGCCAACATTCG